CCCATGCTTTATCCCAATCTTTAATCCTAGTCAACAAGCGTACCATGTTCCCTCCTAATTTCACGTAAAGCTTCTAGGTTCATATCCTTAGTTCCGCCATCGTAGGCAAGGGCATAACCAAACTCAATCATTTGTTCGTTGAGGGACAACTCTGCGTCCCCCACATAAAGCCAACCAAGAAGACGGCCATACTTCCCGACGCCACCAACAAGTTCAGTCCTAATAGTAAGCTCATCGTCACCAGCAATGGTGCTATCCAATTTCTCTTTGAGCCAGTTTGTTGCGTCGATCCCAAGTGCCTTTTCTTCCAAGTTTCTAGTACGTTTCTCTGGTGTATCAACGCCAGCGATTCTAACTCTCTCCTTTTTATAGAGATCAAATCCCAAATCGATAAGTACATCGATAGTATCTCCGTCAAGAACTTTAACGATTTCTGTTACTCTGAAGTTGTAACAACTCTTCCGACTTGGCGGTTGAAGAGCACCCATTGGGACTAAAGCATACTTCTGTTATTTAGTTCTGAAAAACCTATTCCATATTCTCATGCCATCATCATCTCTAACAAATAACTCTTCTTTTGGTTCTGACCTACTATCCAAATCTGCTATAGCATTATTTAAAACATCACCTAGTGGAGTAGAATTTTGTTCTCTTTCCCACTCCCTCATTTTCTGTATCCACTCATTAGCCATAGGTGTAGGAATTGCATCTGCAGGTTGTTGACCTAAAAGTAATGTACCACCAACACCACCTACTCCAATACCAATAGCAGATACAATAGCAACTACTCTTTCATTAGCACGAACTCTTTCAGTGAGCTCCTTCTGCTTCTCCAGTAATCTCTCTACCTGTGATTCCAATACCGCTATCTTCACTGATTTGCACATTAGGATACCAAGTATCATACATCATTATATAGACGACATAACCTAAACTTATTAATGTCCCTGATATCTATGAGGATTTTTCATAGAGTCTATACAGAAGAAAGAGAAAGGAACCAACATAAAAATACTTCCTACTGTCAAGAAGTTTGTATGTTGACCTATTAAATGTGCAAATTGTAGTATCATTATACTACTGCACAGAATTGAGCACCTTCAATCAGAATACAATCTATTGAACTGGGATGTGATTTGAGATATGGTACGTCTTGAACTGCTTGCTTCTTTGCTTGAAAAGCATCTTCTGCATATTCGCAGATCGTTTGATGACACCTTGTTTGATCTAGATATTGAACTGTGTAATGAGACACGATGACTTAGCCGTGGGCTCGCATATTATAACAATATTTATTTTGATTATGGGTATTTTGTCCTATTAATGTGTGAGGTTCAATACTCAGTGTGGGTTTCCTTATTTACCAGTACCTCTATACTTAAGAGGCCATGCCATATGCATACCAGATACCAATAAAATAATGAACAAAAAAGGAAATATTGTCACAAATAAAGTCATTTAATTTTACACAATAGGTGGTACAACAGGAGGCTCACCAGTAGAAATTCTAACTGGTCCCTGCTCTAATTTAATAGTCTGTGATGGAGCAGTTTGTGCTGCCTTTTCAATCAATCTTTCCATCTGTTCTTTTGTTATTCCATTTCCACCACCATTACCTCCACCTTCTCCTTTACCCTTTGTTGCCTGAACGCCAAACGTTGCTAGAACTCCAGTGAAAACTGATGCGATAAATGTTGGATCCAATTTTTGTTCTGGTATACCCAAAGCAGGAGGTAACTTGATATAGGCAAGAGTGAGAATCCCACCAGACCACACAAGAATCCCCAGACGCACAAATGTAGAGAGAATTGCAAGTTGTTCTTCCTTATCATCTGCGGCCTCCTTAAGTTTTCCTAGAATACCTTTCTTTTTAGTCTTAGGTTCTTCCTTCTTGACTTCTTCTGGCATGGTATCTATACATGGCAGAATTATTTAGAAAATGGGGGCTCTTAAGAGCCGGGCCCCTGATATACTGGTGTCATCATCCCACCATCTGGTGGTCCATCATCTTCATCTCTATTGGATAGTGCTAACACAATGAAGTATGGAGTAATGATGAGCATCAATAGAAAAAATAATGACTCATCGTATATCATTGTTCCTCAACCGGCATATTTACTGCTGCGAAGATAGCTACTGCGAGTAAGGCTGCGACTGCGATAAATCCCATGAGTATTCTCTTATTAATTAATAGTGGTATAATAGCCTACCAAAGGCACCGTTAATACGTTCTACGTTCTCGTTCATCAAATTTCTCCAAAGTGTTGTTGTAAATAATGACTCTACCATTTTCGTGGGTGAAAACTAATTCATCCTCGTGCCCCCAGCAGAGTTCTTCGTAAAGGGCGTTTAATCTCTCAATATCTTTATAGAGTTGGTTTGGGTTTGACATCAATACAAACTCTCTTCTTGGTCAGTTTTAATTACACAATCACTTGTAGGAATAGCAACACAGAGGAGGGAGAACCCTTGTTCTAGTTGATCATCATCAAGGAACGATTGCTCGTCGTTGTCGAGTGTTCCTTCGATTACCTTACCAGCACATGAGGAACATGCACCAGCTTTACAAGAGGATGGTAAGTCTAATTCATTTTCCTCAGCAGCATCTAAAATATATTGATCCTCTCCACAATCAAATGTGATTTCGGTACCAGCAGGTTGCTGGATAGTAATAGAATAAGACGCCATCGATTTCTTGTGTAGGTAATTTATACTACTATATTGTATATTTTTTACTTAACAATGTCAACTATGTGTCAGACTCCAAACACACCAAAATTGTTACAGTCATTGTCACCATGTAAAGAAGTGTTACATAATTATATATGAACTGTAAAGTTTTGTCAACCTTTATAGTGGTCTGTATGTACATCTTTTGGGATTGGCCTTACACCACTGAAAGACATACGAATCAGCATCATTACTCATCTGATAATGCGCATGGTTATGCATAGTACCAATAAATATAAGAAGACCAAAGGTAACAATATTAAGATGAGTAGCTGGATGAGAAAAGATCTGTAAAATATATTTTTTCATTTAACTTCTTCCAATACATCATTATTTGGAGACTCATTACATCAGGAGGAACTACCAGCCTTATCAAATTGTCTACCAATTTTACCACCAACTTTACTACCTGCATATCCACCAGCAATTTCACCAGCAACCATTGCAGGTCCATCAGGAATTGCAACTCCCGCAAGACCACCAGCAATACCTCCTAATGTAGCGCCAATCTTCTCACCTCTTCCAGATCCAACCATTTTACTGGGATTACCTTGTTTTGCTGATGCAACTTTTGCTCTACCCGCAGCAGTAGCAGCTGTAGTTCCTTTTTGTACTGCTCTACCACCTTTCTTGCCACCAATCTTTACACCTTGACGAACTAAAGTGCCTGCACCACCCACCAATCCTTCTAAGATAGAATTAATCTCTTCTTCAGAGAACTTACCAGACTCAATTAATTTATTAGCAAATTCAATTTCTTCATTAGAATTCTTTCCATGACCCATTACTGTATCTACAGCCTTAGTTGCCAAAACTCCAGCACCAAGTGCACCAGCAACAGGTAGAGCTGATTTAGCTAGTTTAGCTAGTTTTGATGCGGCTTTAATAGGTTTGTTTAAAGCCGCTGCACCTTTATTCATCTTATCTAAAAGAGGTCCTTCTAGACTACCAGGTTTTAGTTTTCCAGATCTTACATCTGGATTAGCAGATTTTTCTGGTGGTGGAACAAACTGATTCCAAGCTTTTTGAACTGGATTTTCAGAAATCAAATCTCCCTCTGGTTCATGTTGACTTGCAATAGCACCACCAGTGGCAGCTCCAATTGGTCCGGCAACAAGAGAACCCCCAGCACCAGCAGCAGCAGCAGATTTCTTTCTACCTTTCTTGGCACCAAGAGCAGCACCTGTTCCTCCACCTACGGCACTACCAGTAACGGCACCAACTTTAGTACCTAAAGCAGCGCCAGCAGGACCACCAACTGCAGCCCCACCAGCAAGACCAGCAAGACCACCAGCAACACCACCTACAGCAGATCCAACTCCACCACCCACAGCAGAAGCAACTTTACCTTCAATCATTTCACCATTTGGTTCATATGAAGCACCTAATACTCCCGCAGTAGCACTACCAGCAGCACCACCAGCTGCAGCACTTACTGGATTTTTATCTTTCTTTTTCTTTGTAGGATCAAGTACCTCACCAGCAGCAGAACCTAATGCAGCTGATGCTGTTTTTCCTGTAAGTGCTTTAGCAACTCCAGAACCAACTCCCGCCTTTGTCAAAGCACCGGCAGCACCTGCTTTTGCAAGTAGTCCTGGTCCATAGATATGTCCAGCAATACCACCCAATGCTGCTCCCAGAATTTCCGTAATATTTTGAATCTCATTTTCAGAGAACTTACCAGACTCAATCAAACTATTAATAAAATCAACATCTTCATTATTAAGAACAGACTTCATCTCACGAACTTGCTGATCCTGGTTTGTAGATGCATTATGTCCTTCGCCATATACACTATCAAGATATAATGCAGATAATTCTCTAAGAGTCTTGGATTCCATCTTAATAAAATACTTCTTATATCGTTATTTATCCATCAAGACACTTCAA